TATATCAACAAAAAGAGGGATATCTCATGACATCCCTCCGAAATCACAGTAAAACGGATCTATTTTCTTTTCTTCTTAGATTCAGAAATACCTATCGCTATAGCCTGTTTAGGATTAGTTACAGTCTTACCCGATCCTCCAGACTTGAGTGTACCTGACTCAAATTCCCTCATAACGATCGCCATTTTGTTCTGTTTCTTTTTCTTTAGTTTCTTTCTTTTCATATAGCATCTCTCTTCTCTTTTCTCTTCTTCAATTCAGGATACATCCTATACACTTTCCTTTTTATTCCTTCAGGATCCGGGGCAAAGTGTGCTCTCGCTAATGCATTTCTTGCTCGTGCAAGCGTGTCGATTGGGTAGCTAAATTTCGAAGCACCGCCAGAAGCACCTGCAAATTCCTTTGGGGAAACATCTTTATATTTTCCCGCACTTCCGCTGCCCTTTTTGGCGCGCATCTTCTCTTCTTCGCCTCTTTTTACTTTTACACCTTTTGCTACGGTTATTTTCTCTTTAGCCATTTTATTCCTTATTTAGTCCAAAAAGATTTCATTATAGGTCTTGTCGGCATATTTGCAGTTGATAGTTCATCCTCGCATATCAATTGACTATTACGTAGATCTATATAATACCTCGGATCTATCCAATTATTATCTCTTCCTTGTGCTCCCCTTAGAATATCCGAATCACTAGTATAAAACCTATCAGTAAAAGGATAATCTTTACGAACAGCTTCAGCGCTGTCATAATCTGGCAACATATTCCGAGCAACTTTTGATATATTTTTTTTTCCCATATTGGTCCTATCTTATCAATGTAGTATTTTGATAGCTCAATATCTTATCTATTTCTCTCTGCCGTTCAGTTTTCTTCGCAGCTAGATTGGCAGGTTTCCCTAAAATAGCAAATGCTATCTTTTCCGCCTTACCTTTTATTCTCGGCATTGCTGGCATGTTACCATTTCTTCGGACTATATTGTTCCCTACTCATTCTATCAGTTTGTCTAATTTCTCTCTCTATTTCATGTCTTGAGTCATCTATTGATTCAGGCAAGAATCCATGTATTCTTTCATAGCCCTTCATCATTACATCTTGTGGCATATTAGCTATTTCACGCGGATCGTTGTGTAACATTCCGTTCTCGTGCATCTCATGACGTCTTCTCGGATCCATGTGGGATTCATGCTTTTCCATTCCTTCTCTCTCATGCATACGATCCTTATGCATTCTTTCCATGTGATGCATCTCGCCACGTCGTTCATGCATTCTATCTCTCATCGATTGATGATATCTTTTTGCCATCGTCGGCCCTTTCGTAGAAATTGTCCACCCATAAAGGGGAACAAGGTTAATATTCCTCTAACTACTGTACATTAATTCCAGGTTGTATCGCCTGCGCTTCCATACCATTTTGTATCGGAGCTGCTGCATTACTATTTTCTATCGCTTTCATAGAATTTGCAAGCGTAATTAATTTTTCTAACTGATTCAAATCTATAGTCTCTATTTCTTTGAGAGCCTTAACCAGATTCAATAGACCTATATCTTGATCTTTCACCGCTTGAGCTCTACGTTCATCCGCTAATGCCCTATTTTCTTCCACTCTGCTAATTCTTTCTACACCCAATCCTTGATCCGCTACCGTTCTAGCTTTCGCTAACTCTATTCTAGATTGCGCTTCCTGCATCTGCAGTTGCATTTGTTGTTGCTGCATTTGTTGTTGCTGCTGCTCTTGCGCTTTAACCATATCTATTAACTCTTTCTTGTTCTGAATCGTAGCTGCTTCCAGTAGCTTCTCATTAGGTATCGGAATTCCCAGTTCCTTGAGTTTAATAAGCTGCGCAAATTCCATCTGCTTCTGCGTAGATGTATTCAATCCATCTTCTACTACACAATGATATGTACCAAACAACTTTGAATAAAATTGGTCACTAGGTCTCTCCCCTTCTAATATGTTTTGCACTTTTCCAGGAGTAAAGTTCATTTGTATAAGCTTTATAACGATATCTCCCAATAGTTTCTGAGAACGATCCAAATTATCATAAAGAGATTGTAACGAAACCTGACTAGCTCTTTGACGTAACATGGATACAATACCAGCTACATCATCTTGCGCTAAGCCTAATGATTCTTTCCCCATTCCTATTATCTCTTCCACTTCCGCGCCCAAGGCTTGTGTAAGTTGAAACATTGATGCAGGTATCACTGCCGGTGCTATCTTCTCCACATCACTCATTTGTGACTCCGATTTCACCGCTAATACTCTTCCATTACCAGAAAGAAATAAATCCTTAGGATTCACTAGACTGTTCTCTTTGTATTTCCAACCAGAATTTATTTGTGATTCTTCTATGTCGAGCATATTTACCATATGTCTATTGTATAAGAATTGTGGGTCCCGTAATCCACGAACTGCCGATTGTAGCCTATATTCCATATAGGGCATTTGGGGTTCATAATACGCATAAACAGGAACAAATGGATAACAGTCCAGTCCACTCGGTTGTGCACCACAGTACATGACTCTACCTTGTACTACTATAGCCAAGTTAACTGTTGGTATTTCTTGCTCTATAAGTTCGACATTGGGATTCATAGCTAAGAATCTTTTTAATTGATCATTCTTATCTGTGCTGCGCCATTCATATTTTTCACCAGTTTGTCTATCTACCATTAATTTCTGCGTGCGAAAATCTCTGAAATAAAACTCGTCATATGTGACCAAATCTCTCATTCCGAGATTGTTATACGCTTCGGCCATGTATTGAAAACGGCCGTCACGACCGGGACCAGAATCAGTACCAATAAGAGATAAAATAACTTCAGTTTGGTCAGGCATTAATGAGATAGCTTCGCGCTTCGTTATATATGAACGACGCCATATGTTATTGCAATCTGATAAGTCCTGTTTCTTCCAATATGGATCCATCAATATACTATTAAATGGACAATTATTAAATTTAAGATCACCAGAAATAGGATCAGATCTATAATCCATCCATACTTCAATTAAGTTTAATCCAGAAATAAGAGATCCATGAAAAGTATCAGATATTGTTTCTAGGACTCCCTCACGATTATACAACCAAAACATTATTTTGGTAAATTGATCTGCAGTCTCAGCATCGCCATTTTCAACTGGAGATACTATACTAGATTTCCTATTTAATCTTTGATGTCCTTCTATACTCTGTACTATACGCCTTATACGGTTAAAATAGAATTGTTTCTTATTGCCATACGGAGCGTTGCCATATAGATTGTTTATCATATTTTGACAACCACTATAGTACTGCACATCTAAATCCGCTTCGGCCCACCATGTCTGATTTATAGTGTAACTCTGCGAATAAAATGATTCCATCCTATTAAGTATCTCTATGTGTGGTACATCTCCAGTCAATGGTGCAAAACTTGGAATTATCATTCATTCCTCCCATAAAGGCTTATACCGAGCTCTTTTTAGGATTAGTTTAGATCGCACTATTAAAAGTTGCAATAAAATAAAAAAAACCGCTATTTCTAGCGGTCAAACTTTATTATAATTGCCCACTTAAGGACCGGAGATTTATGCTACACAAATTATAACATCAATTAAAATCCATGTCTATAAGGATCAGAAAAATTCTGTTCACCATATCTTACTTCATGTTCCATCTTCTTTAAATCTTGCTCCGTCATACCATCCCTTGTTTTAGGTAACGAGATAGCAAGATACCTAAATGCATCCGCCCCATGAGAAGACCAATCGTGTAGCGGCTGCGACTTATATATTCTATGTTTTGTATCCCACTCTTGTCTATAATTTTCTAAGCACGCAATTAACTTCTTACATTTATTCTCATCTATCCAGCATTTACCTAATACACTCCTGACTGCTTCTATACCATCTTCCACTGCTAGATCTCCAGCTAATGTAAAGTTTATACCTAATTGTCTAGCTTTCTCAATTCTGGATACCCCACTCGTAAACTCATGGACCTTTATATCAAACGGTGCTATGTGCCTACCATATATGTAATCTTTCTGATTTAACACCGCTATATAGTGCTCTAATCCCTGTTTCGCATTCTCGTAGTAGTCAATTATCCTAATAGTCTGTCCTATTTGCTGCATAAAAATAATACTAGTAGAATCTCGGAATCCCAGATCCCACACAGTATGCACTTTGAATCCTACTTCATATGGTACTATACCTATCTGATTGTTTAATCTCATCTTGTCTATGTACTTACTATAGTAGCTCCCATCCGCTCCACGCGAAAAACTGGTGTAATATTCCTGCTGTATAAGTTCCTCATTCATTATACCGTCAGCTTTCTCCTCATCTATTTGCTGTTGGGTAACATGCTGCGTATCATCTAATGTGAGCTTATAACAAAACCATTGTGGTGAATTTAATGCTATTTGATATAGATCCCATAGATGATTTTGTTTACCTCTAGGAGTACTTAAAAACAGAGCCCATCCACCATTTACAGTAAGTATGGGACGTATATATTGATAAGCCCTTGGATCTTGTAGCGAGTACTCGCTGAAGACAACACCCTTCGGATTCGTTCCCATAAGAGAATCATAATTGTCAGATCCTACAATTTGAAATAAAGAACCATTCATAAATCTAATCTTCATTTCAGTAGAATTCATAGATTCAACAAGTTCAGAAGGGATATAATCTAAGATACGTTGTCCTTGGATCGTTATGCTATCCCACAGAATTTTTCTACCGTGCGCGTAACTCGGAAAAATATAATAAATAACACAGACTTTTCTTAAACATTCTCTAATACATAAATTAAATGCCGTCATATCTTTACCGCTACGCCGTGGTAGAATCGCTAGCACCCGTTTATAACCCTTATTTTCTATCGCATCCCATATAGGTTCCTGATAGAATCTAGGTTTGAATTTATTCACTCGTATTTCTTTGTTCATATGAATCGCTACCTGGAAATTCGCAATAAAAACTAGATCTAACAAAATCCTGATCTGATTCCCCTTGTAATCTATTTATAATTTCCGGATCCAAATGTTTAGTATCATCAATAGTAAACTTCATCGTCTCTATTAAGTGTGGCACCCCTTTTGCATACCTATTAAGATCATATAAATGCTCGCATCCATTTATATGCTTAGGGGTAGAGATCCATAAAATCCAATAATCATCATTATTTGTGTATAAACTATTAAAATATTGCACATCAGATTTATGTAATGCATATTCATCAAATACTATGCCTTTCAATAATGGATCATTAAAGGATATCAAGGATAAATTATAACTACCACAAATAATCAATTGAGATTCATTAGAAAAAGTAATAATCGCCATTCTCTTCTTATTTCTACCATAAATCTTCTTTTTATATGATCTTAATCTATTACCTAAATAGAACTTCCAATCACAGTCCCAATAAAAAGGCATAATAAAATATACGTTACTTTTTTCTCTATCACATTGCCTGAGACATAATTCTAATCCCAGAGATGTTTTACCCGATCGCCGCGGCAATAAAGCTACAACTTTTCCATTTTTTTCTAATGAATCAGCAACCTTTTGTTGATAATCACGTAATTCCATATTTACCTCTCTGTTTATGTCATAATAAAAAACTCCGCTCTGGAGAACGGAGTTAAAGAAAAATTTATTGTACTGGGGAGTACATTTAAATTATATATCATTCTTTTTCTTTTTCAACAGTTATCACAGTGCATGGTTTGATATTACTTTTAGAAGGTTCCATAAAAATAGTAAAGTTAGAATGATCTTGAGTACCCTTTTGTATATCTAAAGTCTTCAACTCCTTTTGAAACTCATGCGCACGTTTTTCATTCTCCTTTATAAAGTTACCATAAAATGTATCATATAAAGGTATATATTTACTAAGTGCAGCATCCTTTATTGCACATTCACCTAAAAGCATTCTAATAGAACATTTCGCGCGGGCATAATCAAACGCTTGCGTAAACGCCGCATTTACTTCCCGTTCAGCATACCTAAAAAATTGATAAGGACTGATCTTCTTAGATACAGCAAACTGTTGTAATAAAACAGAATCAGGTTTATCCGCCCATTCAACAAGTTCATGTGCTAAATCTTGCACCTCTTGGGTACCCTTGGGCATTCTATTCATAGTCTTAGGAATATCTAGAAACTTAGGTTTAGGAGTAGGATGATAGAATTCTTTCAATTTGTCGCGATCATTTTGTTGCCGCGGTGGCGACTTGTAGTCCTCATCGAACATATTTAACCTGTAAAATATATAATGTTATACAGTCTTTAAACTTTTCAGATATAAATTAATAAGTAATTGTTTTTTATAATTAGATCTAGGATCAATATTATTAATTCCAGAAGAAACGGACCCATAAGAAGAAATTAAGCCTGAAAGACAAGCTAAATCCATTAGTACATTATGAGGAGACGTATATCTACGGATAAAATCTTTGTGAGCGGCTGTATATTGTTGCTTGAAGTAATCGCCTGTCTTATATAAAAGTGCGAATCCAAGTATGATCTTAACAGATCCCAAAATATAATTATAAACAGAGGCCTTGGGCGGTCTCCCAAAAGAACCTTGAGATAACTCTAAATAATAATTTAAATCTTGAGGATCTACATCCTTATGGACCAAATCCATTACACTTCTAAAATCAGCTGTGTTGATAGACTCTTCCACAGATGGACTGTCTTTTTTGAATAATTTGCATAGTTGATGGATACCTTGAGCAGGTAACGTGAAAAACAATAAAATAAACAATAGTTTTTTAATCACGATAAATCCTTAAAAGTCATGGGTGCATATCACCTTACTGTTTAAATATACCATAAAAAATAAATAAAATCCACAACAAATAAAATAAATATAGAAACATTAAAAATGGTCCTGAATTTAAAGTATGGCCATGATAATTTACCATTCCACCACTTTAGTCCAATTCGAAACAATTTGCAATATATAATCTCTCAGTATTTCATGACCCACAATTTCTGAAATATACTCATAATTTTGACCATGTAAAAAATCGGTTAAATTAGACTGATGTAAAATAACCGCCTCTTTAGTTACTGGATTTTTAAATTTAGTTTGTTTAGACATCTGCTGTTCTGCTAAAACCGCATCCAAACATATAATTAAAAAGCTCTTTGTCAATTCACTACCTAATATCGTCTGTATTTGATGAAAAGCATCCGACCGAACCAAGCTATCGATTTTATATAAAATTTCATCTGGGTGCATTTTTGATGCATAATTAGTCATTAAATTGCTACCGCAATAGCCAATAAAAGCGGGCCCCACCATATTCACTACCCCCATTTGCCACCATATTTCTTTTGTAATCATCCAATTAAATTCGTAAGTTCCCATTTCCTTACATTGTTTCAGAAAAACTTCTGCAGGATTCATATATGCCAATTCCAAAAAACTAGAAGATCTTTGCGGAGTATAAACATTCCTCTTCGATTCGGATCCTAATTCACCATCCCCCTTTTGTGGTTTCTTTCTGTTCTCAGTATCTATTCCAGCTACTTCGCAGAGTTGATAGTATTGTCTCCAATTAGGCTTGATATTCTTTTCCTTGCAATACTCATCACATAAATACCTCAGTAAAGCAAAGTCAGTCTTTCCTTTTAAATTTGCAAAAGCATATTGTAAGGCCCCAATCGTATATGAAGACAAAATAATTTCTTGCTCCAAAGTAAAATTAAATTCTTTGTGATTTTTAATGATTTGATGAATATAATCTTCTATAATCAATTTTTCCATATTTACTCGCTTCCCATAATTATAATTATTATTATACTCACAAATAAAATTAAGTAAACTACTATAAAAATTAGAATCTAAATAAATACTTTCAATAAAATTAAATAAATATTTATAAAAATAAGTTTTTAAACAATTAGGTAGTATCTTAAAGTCTTTCTTTAGAGATATACTCTTTTGTTTATAATATATTCGTGTAACCGTATCGACAGCCAGCGGTTTTTGTGGATAACTAACCAGGTTTCCACACCAAAATACCGATATAGCCATCAAAGCCGTACGC